AATCAAAGGTTTAATAGAAGATCCTGACTGCCTTGGATTTCTTGCCATATCATTTTGTCCTTGGATATCCTTGTTAAAATAATCCAAAGACCCTAAATATGCAAGCACATCTCCATTTGTAGAATCAGTATAGATTAAAGAGGAATTACTTGCCCCATACTCAAAGAGTGAAGCACTATGTGCCTTAACTGCAGCCTCAGCCAACTGCTGAATATTATAGTCTAAGGTTGTTTTTACCACAAGTCCTCATTTCTTTGTGCTTCCAGAAGACCCTTCTGTCGGTCACCATTACGTCTTTGAAGGTGACGTGGTGGTTGCGCGTATCACCGAGTATCCTACGCGTAAAAGCGCTGCCGTTGTTACCATCGAACGCCGTGTGGGATCTGCCGAAGACCTTGATATGCACATTGAAGCAGCTATTGCTTCATTTGGGCTGGCGACAGAGTTTTCCATCAAGGCGCTGAGGCAAGCAGAGAAGGAATGAAGAGTTTGTACTGTTCCTTATGAGCCGAATCTGAGGACTTACACTTTCCGAGATCTGGGAATGGATGACACAACGGCAATTCGATTTGTTCAGATATTGGGGAAAGAAGCAAGACTTATAGACTATTACGAAAATAATGGGAAATGATTAGATCACTATGCACAAATTCTCAGGGAGAAAGGCTACAATTACACTATGCACTATTTCCCTCATGATGGGAATGTAAGAGAATTAGCGACAGGAATATCGAGACTAGAATATATGCAAAAAATCTGAATTAAGAATATTGAGGCCTTGCAGGTCAAGGGTGTGCAAGATGGGATTGATGCTGTTCGTAGGGTGCTGAAATATTGCCGATTTGATATAAAGACTGAAAGCTGAATTGATGCACTGAAGTCTTATCACAAAGAATATAATGATAAGTTGGGGAAATATAACGATAAGCCACAACACGACTGGACCTCTCACGCTGCGGATAGCTTTAGATATTTTGCGCAAAAATATGAAGAACTTGTAAAAATACAAACTCAATGACCAAGTATTATCACCATAGATAGAGATCAGTTTTATGTCTAATTTTATATTCTAATTATAAAGTAATGAAAACAATTAAAGATTATTTAGAAAGAGCAAGGAAGGAGACAAACACTTCAATATATCAGGTGAGTGATGTCGAACTCCTAGATTTTCTCAATAGGAGAAGAAATGAGATCGTAAATGAGCTTATTACAAAGGTAAATGAGGATTTCTTTTTTGAGATCTTCACAACTGATCTTGTCGCAGGACAGAATGAATATTCACTTCAAAAATGCCTGCCAGATCAAGAAGGGATGAAGAAAATTATTAGCCTGGAGATTAAATCTGAAGATGATCGTCCCTATACACTTATTCCTAAAAGGGGGATGAATAGTCTTGGACTTTCTCTAGATGAATTGAATTCTATGAGCGAAAATCAGTCTTTCTTTGATATTAAAGATAGCTCAATCTTTCTCTATCCTGCTCCTAAGGAATCGGTACCAAACGGAATCAGAGGGCAAGCGATAACTAGTGTAAGAGATTTGCAACTAACCGATGACGAAGAGGTAATCTTCCCTGGACATTCAGATTTAAGGGATTTTTATGAACTGATTTATATTTGAGCAAAAGTTGATTGTCGAGACTTAAAGCAGGATTTTGATAAAAAAAATCTAGCAATGAATGATTATGAGCTACTAAAAAAGAAGATGCTGACATATCTCTCAGATAGATACAATGCACCAGCTGAGTTTTCAGCACCTACTTTAGATTATTACAAGTATTAGAATGACAATGAAACCTTTAAATTTCTATCAACAAGGGGCAGTTGCATGACTACAACAAGACAAATATAGTATGGCTCCATGATTTATTGAGGGTAAAAATCTTGATATCTTTAGTTCTAGTCAAAGCGTAAAAGCAAGTGCACGAGGATCTGAGGAGGTAGTGAGTGATGAAATCGTAGATACGGATGAAAGAGGGAGATTTTCCCTACGTAAAGATTGATCTGTTTGGGACAATGAAAGAAATAGGATCATTATCGGGAATAATTACAATAATAGAGCGATAAAGAATGTTGTCTATTCTTATGATAGGAAGCGTCCAATTAGTAGTGGGAAACCACTAAAGCTTTTGGTAAGCTGGGGGGAAGAAGATTGGGAGACTATCGTGGTGATTACCACAACGCTCATCCACACTAAAATCAGGCGTTGATATTCTCCTAAAGTTAAGCTAAAAAATATTAGTGGGTGTATAGTGAATCCTGATGGGAGTATCTCTGCTGATGGTAAGTCGAAACAATTAACTTTTGAGGCGGATTTTGAGGGGACTGGATTCCGTAGGCTCAATACTGTTTTTATCAAAAAGAAGGTTCCAGATAATGCTCCATTAGAATGAGACCTTGAGGCTCCTGAGGTAGATAATTATACTTATGGGCTGAGATATGATCGAGCAGATGATATGCTCAAATTAGAATCCCATACAAAAAGATCAGATTTTCAAGTTATTACTAGTGCTTGGGGTGATGAAAGGTATAGGCACACGGAGCTTTTAGATGTAAATCTAGCTCCATGAGGACGGAATAGCTTGAAAATAAAAACTAGGATAAAAAATGGGGAGAATTCACAAAAATGTAATTATAAAATCTATGTAGAGCCAGATGAATTGATTGACAATTGGACAATATATATTGATGAGATAGCAAGCTCAAACCTAAAGCAGTTAGGAGATGATATTATCATAAAAGGGATCAGAAGTAGTAAGATATATAACTTTATGCCAGATAACTTACGTTTTAATAAAATAGAATTCGGTGAAGTATTTAGTGTCGGTTGAGACTTGTGAGTTCGTGCACAGGATGTTGTCGTAAGTGATAGTCAGATTTATGCTTTTTCAAACAAGGGAGAGGATGGGGTAATATCAGTATATCCTAAAGTTGCATGAGAAGATGGAGAACATACTACCTATCCATGAATGAATTTTATAGAAGCTGTTAGGAAGAATAACCTCATCTATATCGTAGCAAAAAATAGAGGCATAACAGGGCTTTATGTCTACAATGGTGCTGAGCTTATCCCTATTATATCAGGGAGTATTATTGATGAAGACAATGACGTGCTAGGATATGAGTTGCAAGTGCCTTTTACGAGGATATTAGAATATGGGAACTATATTGTCTTAGGAACTGGGAATAAAATATATTTTTATGGGAAAAATTGAGAATCAAATGCATTAAGTAGTGTATTGGAGCTCAAAGAGGGAGAAAGGATCACCAAAATAGATGTAGTTAAGTATAAACTAAGAGTGTTTTATAAGTCAGCTGGAGTAGTAAAAAAAAGAGAGTATAGCAGTACTTCAGTAAAAAAATATCAAAAAGAGTTTGAAATAAGATTTCCAATACAAATATGAGCTCATATGCTAGAAAAAGAGCTGAAGGAGCTGGAGGTCTCTTATCTCTTGCCAAGTAAAGAGTGCGTGCTGGAAGTATGGTGAGGGGTAGGAAAGTATCATTTTTGGTCGTTTTTGATTGAAGGTGTAACCTTTAATCCGTGAGAAAAGTGTAGTATAAAACACACTCAAGGAGAATACAAACTCATTTATGAAGAAAGTAATGGTGCATGGCATACTTTTGTCTTAGAAGGTGAAGTCCCAAGGCTACAATGATTTTGAAAAAAAACATTGGTAAGAGAAAATGGAGAAGAGCTAAACTATACAGAAATCAATCACATGAGGAGAATTGGAGAAATCCGTGCTGATAGAGGGTATACTGAAGGAGTAGCAAGATTTGTAAATCTCCATAATCAGCTTCAATTGCCACGAGGACATATTATCCAAATTATGGTAAAAGGAAATGGAACAGAGCACACCACTCCAGAACTCTACAGTGTAAATCTTATATCTGAGCAAAAGCAAAGATAATTTTAGATCCAATAAACTATCATGGAAACAAAACAATATAGCAATCCAGATGATAAACTGTTCTCTGATAGAGAGTGGGCAAGAGATGAGCATGGATTCAAAGTAGAACACTCTACGAGTATTCAGTCTAGGTCAACAAAAAAGCAAACGAATAAGTTTGTATTCAGAATAGAAGATGCTCAATTAGTTTATCCAAATGCTAAGAGTGAGGCTCTAAAGCTAGAAAAATGAATCAATCAAATCTGACTAACGATAAGGCGAAAAACAGGCTCAATAGATGGAGAACATAGAATAGGAAGAATGGTTATAGGGCTCATAGAAAAAGGAGAGAATAATCTAGATATTGAGAATGCGATTTCTGCTAAACTTTATTCTATAGAGGAGTCAGAGAGTAACTATGATGCCTTTTCTTGGACTCTTGATATAGATAAAGCTGGTGAATATTTATTTTTTTGCACCTCTCATGCAGAGAAAACTACGATCCCTATTAGACAGCTGGAAGCGAAAATTATTATTCTGTGAAAATAAATCTTGACAAGGATATTAAAAAGGATATAAGGACTAAAAAATCTTTATATCTTTTTTGGATTTGATGGAGAAAATACGGAGGGCGATAAAAGTATTATATTTTGTTCTAACACTTCCTGTTATATTATTTTTTATAGCAATATTTTCTGAGGAGGGTTGATCTTTAAATTATTGAGCTTTGTTCTTTTATTCATTGGTTATTTTTTCTATTTATTTTTTCATCTCAGATGTTTTTTTGAGGGGGGCTAATTATATAGGGAAAGGAGTATTTACAGGGATTATAACAAAAAAAAGACTACGAAAGTATTGACGAATAGCAGGAGTCTTGGGATTATTTCTTTTTATATCTTATTTTTGGAAAAATAAGTGAGTGTGTTCTGGTGTTGGAGCAATTTTGAATGATAATTGAGTTTGTAGTTGTGTTTTCTGATATAAAAAAGGAGTATTCGGTTGTAGTAAAGCATCAGAAAAGGAAATAGAAGTATTAAATAATACTGAAATTCAAGATATTAAAGATAGCGTGGAATTCTATGAAACAGAAGAGGAGAAATTGCAGAAAATGGAAGAGAAGTATAAAAACATTATTTGACCTCGCCTATTTTTAGAAGCTTATAGTACAGGTTTTGTTTGAGATTATTTGGATGGGGTTAAAATATGGATGCCACAACAAATAAGACTCAATAAAAATAAATTTGATGAATTTAAGATATATCCGAATAAAAATATTTATATTGAGAAATCCGATTTTGACTCATTTGTTGGTCATTGTATAAAGGATCCTTGGATATTAGATCCTGAAACTGTGGATGAACAAAGTGAGTTTTATAAAGATCAAAAATCTATAAAAGCAACATATACAAGAGTATTAACAGAAATAATGAATGGAACAATCAAGTCCTGACCTGTAGATACTGATACTTCTGATGAAAATTTATCAACTTTTAATCCTCATTCATGCGGATTTGCAGGACATCTTTTTAATATAAGAAAGATAAAAATCAATGGGGTTAATGGTGTGATTTTGGATTACAATGGGACTCAGGACCCTAGTTTAGATGCTGTTTCTGCTTTTTTTAAGCAAGTTGTCCTTGTGAAAAATATGGATGAGATTTATACTATAACCTTTGATTATAATATTTGAGATTATGCAGAGCAAATAGTAAAAACCTGATTAATATTAAATCAGCTAGAAAATAAGTGAGAATATTACGAGGGAGAAATAACCTTATATTGACAAACAGATAGGGCTGATTGATGGTATACTAATAATTATACCGCATATCTTCAGTGAAAACAAGCTGAAGTTCCTGAAAACTTTGTAGTAGCCAATAAAATAATAGAAAAAATGATTGCCTCAATAGAGCTTCTTAATCAATAAATTTTAATTTCTAATCTATAAACCATGAAAAACTTTATCAAAAAGGGACTTTTAATTTCATTGGTAGCGATCTTGGGATTGGTAATGCTTGCTCCAGGCGCAGAAGCAAGAAAGTACAGAAGCAGGAATAGCGATGTGAAAGTGAGATCATACACAAGAAAGAACGGTACAAGAGTTCAGTCTCACTACAGATCAAAGGCAGATAAGAGTGTAAGGAATAACTACTCTTGTATAGATAAAGGAAGATGTAAGAAAAAATAAATCAATTTGTAAAAAAAGATGAATCCTGATTTAAATTCAGGATTTTTTTAATTTTTAAAAATATTTTATTTTTCAATTTTGTCTCAATTTTGTCAAAACTGGAAAAAAATAAAAAAGAACTATATGCTCAGAGGGAATTATTATTTTTATTTTCTTGAGCAGATAATGAAAAGGAAGTTGCCCCTTTCCGCAGATAAAATTATTGCACATATTGAAAGAGAATATCAGCTTTCAACTGCTTTTACTGAAAATAAAAGAACTCTCTATAAAAAGAGAAAAAAACTCTACATGAATATTGAAGATCAAGACAAAAAGATTTACTCAAGACTGGTGTTTTCAACTTTGCAGACACTTCAATCTCTCTATGTAAAAGCAAAACCGAGTGCTAAGTTTAGCATTAATGGGGAATTTTTTGACAAAATCGAAGATACGATCAGGTTGGTTTCAGAAAGCGACTACAAGAGAATGAAACTCTGAACGAAGAAGGAAAGAGTAAACTTCCATGCGTTTTTCTATGGAGTGGCGATTGAGGTCTTGGATTGATTTGATACGAAAAGGAAAAATCCTGAATGCACGGTTATTTCTCCGCTTCAATGGATTTGTGACCCTGAAGCGAATGTGAATATGGAGGATAGGTTCCACGGATTTGAACTCAGGGTAGAGAAAGAGCAACTCACTGAAGAAGCGGGGTACTTCAATCTTGATAAACTTGAGAAATGAGACTGACCAATGGAGAAAGATGATAGAGCAAGCTCTATGCAAATCAGGTATCTCAATACTGAGGAGAGTTATGATGAAAGACTCTATAATATCTATCATCACTATACCATCATCAATGGGAAAAAATATCTCATTACTCTAGGGAATAACAGATCGCTTATTATTCGTTGTGAAGAAATTTTACCAAAAAATAAAGAGCAAAAAGAAGATCCACGCTTAATTAAGTTTCCTGTTGTGGTTACTAATTGGATTGAATCTGAATTTGACCGCTGGGGGATATCACTTTGTGACCTTTTGGAGGATAAGCAGACTGCGATTCAGCTTTTTATGAATCTTAATAGAATTAAAGCAGAGAATGAGGCTTGGGGGGATATTTTTCTCTATGATCCTGATATTATCGAGAATATTGAGGAGCTAAAGATTCCGAAGCTCTGACCTAAGTATATCAAGGCAAGCAAACTTAACCAATGAGGGACACCAATGTTAGAAGTTCCAAGGGGGAATATCAAATCTGATTCTTTCAACATGCCAAATGTTGTGAAACAACAGGGATTTATGGATATCGGAATGGATGAAAGATCTCTCTGAATCTCAGGAGAAAGCGCAATTACTGCCACAGAAAATCAGAGAGTACAAGCAAATGCAAATCTCAGACAACTCTTGGGTCTAAAGAGAAGAGCAAGGTCGGAGGAATTATTTTGGGAACTTTGGTATGAGAGCTATCAAGAATGCTTCTACGGGAAAAAGAGAATCAAAATTCCATGAAGATATTGAGGAAGGTATTTGGAACTGGAATCTAAAGACTTTATAGTGAATGAGAGTATTGATATTGAGATAGAATTTTCTTTGGACGTAGAAGAAAGGAATGACAAGACCAAGCTTGAGATGCTCGCAATGAAGGATCAATTTATGAATGATCCAACTAAGTCTGATATCGCAAAAAGAGTCTTTGAAAGAGAGCTCTTCCGTTTGCAAGGATTCTCTCAAGAGAAAATAGAACTTTTCTCGGAGAAAACACTGGAGGAGGAACAGGCTGAGTTGGATTTGGAACTTCTGAATAATAACGAGGATGTCGGAGAAATTACAGATATATCAGAAAATCATCTTGTTTATATAGCGATATATAAAAGAGCAAAAGATACTGAGGCTAAAAGGAAGGCTATAGGAGCTAGAAAACAGGCGCAAATGCTTAAGTTAAGTACTTTTGGGGAGCAAGGACCTCAAATGCCTCAAGACAAACAGATGAAAGGGCAAATTGTATCATCTCTGATGGCTCAGGCAAATAGCACACCGAACAATACAAAATCTTTAGCTCAATTAACTTAAAAAATGGCAACGGATCTTACAAAAGGGCATGCAGTATTGATGGATAACTTCAAAAATTCTGAAGGGTGGAAGTTGTTAAGTGAAAAAATAGAAAAAATTATTGAAGATTATGAAAAAGAAATCCTCAGCCCAAGCAAGGAAAAAAATGAAGTGAAATATACTGAGCATGATGTCTATAGAATGCTCAGATCGTGCCTTATTACTATCAAGAACGAGCCAGAAAGGATTATTTCCCTCTTTGATGGGAAGAAATCCACTGACTATACCAATTTTATTTAACTTTTTTTGTAAAAAATGGACATTACAAACTTTGCTGATGAAAACAGCATAAAAAATCAAGAAGCTGAACTCGACAGCATGGAAAACGAGGATGAAATTCTTGATGAAGAAGAAAATCAGGAAGAAGCTGAACTCGACAGCATGGAAAACGAGGATGAGGAGGAGAAATCTCAGAAAAAAAGAAAAAGCGGAGTGCCAAAACTTCTCGCAGAAAAAAACAGACAAGCGGAAACCATTAAATCAATGGCTCAGAAAATTAGAGAGCAGGAAGAGGAAATCAAAAGGCTCAAAAATGATGAAGATGCCGATGAATCAGAACTGGATGAAGCTCGTCGAGAAAAAAGAATGCTTGAGATGAAACTTGCGGACAAGCTTAGTGAAGAGTATCCTGAAGTGGATCTTGATGAAGCTAAAGCTTATGCCAAAAAGGAAAATCTCTCATTAACCAATGCTTTTAAACTTCTTAATATGGATATTGTAGAAAAACAGGGGAAAGCTCAAACCAAGAGCCTTACGGGCTCTCATTATGAAGCAGGAACTCGTGTGTATACTCAAAAAGACCTCGCTAAGATGTCCCAAGCAGAATACAATAAAGCAATAGAACAGATTGAGAGGGGGAAAGCAAGGTTTCAAAATTAACTTTTATATTTTATGTTTTGAAAAATGGCTTTTACACTTGGAGCGAATACGATTATTAAAGAAAATCTTCTTGTGAAAGAAACAATTAGATTGCTTGATAAAGAATTTGTAATTTTGCCTTGGGCAAACACTGAATTTGAGGATGAAATCAAACAACAGGGGGATAGCGTCTCTGTACAGACTTTTCCTAGAATCCAGCACACCGACGGAACAAAGGCTGATGATGCAATTCCAGAATCAGCTTTTGCTATCAAAAAGGAGGTATTGATTATTGATACCCTTAAGGTAGTAAACGTTCCTGTTGGAGATTTGGAACAAATCCAGTCTAATCTTGATCTTATTCAGAAAGTAGCTGAACAAATCAGGTATGATATGAAAGATAAGATGGATAAATTTATTGCTGACACTGCTATCGCTGGAGTAGCAACTTCTAATAAGCTCAATAATACCGCAGCATTGATGGATAAAAATACAGCTTATGCACTTATTGAAGAAATGGCAGTAAGAATGGATGAGGAAAATGTTCCTGATGGAGAAAGAGGGCTTTTCCTCAGACCAAAAATGATCTCTCTTTTGAGACAACATCCTATGTGGGATGGATTCAGAGAGGGAAATCAAGTAAGAAGAAATGGTAAGGTAGGAGAAATTGCAGGATTTGAGGTAATGAAGACAAATAATACTCCTGATAATATCATGCTAGCAATGGACAAGAACTCAGTAAACTTTGCGGCTCAGTGGGTAGGGTTTGATGTCAGAAAACCATCAAATTCCTTCAAGTCTAATATCTTATCATCATTTGCTATGGGAGCAAAAGTTTTTGGGGAGAACTCAAAGAGAATCGTTACGAGCAAGGTAAAATTTAGCTAGTAACCAGAGAGGTTAAGCCTCTCTTTATTTTTCTCCATATGAGAGAGGAATAAAAAGAGTTTTAGCTTATAAAAGAAATAGATGACTATATGGACAAACCAAAAGAGAATAGAGTATTGACCTCATAGTAGAGAGTATCTTTTAGCTTCGCTTTTGGTTGTTTTACTCGATCCGAAAGATCACAAGGCTCTACTTATCAAGTCTGATCCAGCCTATCCAAATAATACTAAGCGATCCGAAAGATCACAAGGCTCGAGTACTGTATGGAAAAGAAGATAATTTATTCTTAACTAAAAAATAATGACTATCCCATCTAAACCAATAAACGAACTAGAGAAAAAAACCTGAGTAAGTGATCAGGATTTAATTCTTATTCTCGATGCAGAGAGTAATGAAGCTAGACTTGCACCTAAAGAAGAACTGAGGTGAGAGAAGGGTGAGCAATGACAGCAAGGAGAAAGGTGAGAAAGCTGACCTCAGTGATGAGTTTGACCAACCTGACCAGAGGGAAAGATTTGACCAGTTGGTCCTCAGGGTCCTAGGTGAGAAAAGGGAGACCAAGGGAAGCAAGGAGAACAAGGGATACAGGGAATACAAGGACCTATCTGACCTAAAGGAGATCAATGAAATACTTGACCAGCTTGACCTAAAGGGCAACAGGGCGAAAGATGACTTACTTGACCCAAAGGAGATAAAGGAGATCCTTTCAAATACTTAGATTTTACACCTGAGCAGTTACAAGCTCTTAAATGACCTAAAGGAGATCGTGGAGAAAGGGGGCAACAAGGAAATGTTTGACCTCAAGGACCTGCTGGGCCAACTTGACCTCAAGGACCAGCAGGAAGTGGATCTGGGGATATGCTTAAGTCAGAGAATCTTTATTGACTTACCAATAAGGAACAGGCTAGAAGCAATCTTGATGTCTACAGTAAGGCAGAGGTCTCAGCAGAATTAAATAAAAAATCTAATACTGCACATAATCACGACTCTGCTTATTATAAAAAAACAGAAGTAGATGGGAAATTAGGTAAGAAAGCTGACCTTATAAACGGGCTTATTCCATCAAGCCAGTTGCCAAGTTATGTAGATGATGTGTTAGAATATAATACAAGAGTAGAGTTCCCAACAACTGGAGAGAAAGGAAAGATCTATATCGCAATCAATGATGATAGTCAATGGAGGTGGACTGGGACAGCTTATAAAAAGATGGTATCAAGCCCTTGATCTACTGATGCAATCCCTGAAGGAAGTCAGAATTTATACTTTACTGAAGCAAGAGCAAAGGGGGCGGTGCAGAGCGAGCTTAATGGTAAAACAGATCTCGTCTGAGGTAAGGTCCCAGCCTCTCAACTCCCAGAAGTCAGTCAAATAGATGAAAGCAATCTTGTCCATAAGAGCTGAGATGAGACTATTGGAGGGAATAAGACTTTTAATGGTACGGTATGAGCTAGGTTTTTTAATACCAAACAAGATGGAAAAACCAATTGGATAAATATTTGGAAAGAGGGTGAATTGAACAGGATTGATTCATTCAATGATTCAAGTTGATTTGTCGATCTTAATATAAGAGCGAAAAAACTGAACTTTGAGTGAAGTAGTATTTTATCCAATGGGCAAGATTGGACTGGAGAGTGGCAGTCTCGAACGCCGACCTGCGGATCCTCTACCATTACAAAACATCATTGCAGATATAAAGTTATAGGGAAAACCTGTTATTTTTTAGTGGAGGTGTATATCAATAATGTTCAATGAGAAACTCCTTGATTCACTCTCCCTGTAGTTAGAAAAAATTACAATACAGAATTTCCTATTGCTGGATACTGTGTAAGAAGATGAGAGCATCCAGTTAAAGATTCAAGATGAGTATTATCTTTTAATGGAAGTAACAGGATTTCAACCTTAAATTCTGTTGATATGTGAGTACTTATTCAATCTTGAGAATATATTGTGAGAGCTAATTGATGCTACGAAATAGAATAAGAAATCAGACTTTTTACCTTATTTACAATCAGAAAATATGATATTAAAAAGAAATCATCCAGAACATTGAGAGATTCAATGCAGTCTAGCAGAACTCTCTCATGAATTTATTGCTGTCAACGGATTCAAGGACTGAGAGATAGTCGACCGTATCACTTACTCCGTCTCAGATCAAGCTGAGATCGAGGAAGTAGTCCAGGTTGAAAAAAAGAGACTGGTAATCCAAAAACAACCTTGACTGCAAGCAGGAGACCCTCCAATCGAGACAACGGTTGAAGAAATCTACTACGAAGAAGAAAAAACAGGGAAAATGGTAAAGAATCCGAACTATGTAGATACTAGCGATCTCGGGGAGGTGTATAAGTGGCTGAACAAGAGACCAGAATTTAGTTCGTAATTTTAGAGGAGATGGCATCAATAACAAACAAACAAATATCTGACATAGAAACGGCAATAGTTTTATCCGTGCAAGAACGTCAACAGATGAAAGAGGAAGTAAAGGAAATTAAATGAGAAATGAAAGAAATCAAATTAGATGTCAAAGGATTTGATGCTAAGCTTGATGCCTTGCTCGATAAGATGGAAAACAAGTTCGCACCAAAGCGAACAGAAAAAGCATTGATTCGAGTAATCACAGCAATGTGTGGAGGGGTGATTACTTGAATTGTGAAGCTTGTAATAAAGTAATTTTTTATCACTTAAAAAATAATCACAATGAAAGAATTACGACAAAACAAAGCATTTAGAACACTTTGCTGGCAAGTTTTTAATGCTGGTGTGGCGTTTTTGGTTAGCTCACTTGGTGGGCTGGAGTGAGATAAACAGGTTATTGTAGTAGGACTTGCAATACCTCTACTCAATATCCTTACCAAGTGGATCAACACTAATCTCTTTGGAGATGTTGGGGTAAAAAAAGAAGAAAAGTCTGACTTTATCCCTGATACAGAGAAAGATGGAGAGTAAGAAAGTAGTAGAAAAGCAGATTGAAGAAATCTGCGAACAGATTGACAAGATAAAAGCTCAAGGAAGCGAAAACTTGAGGCTTCTTGAGTGTCTCTGTAAAGAGAAGGACAGATTGGTTGCTTTATATAACTATCTTAACAAGTAATGAAGAAAAAACTCAAAAGACTAGCTCCTCCTGCTGGTGCTAAGATCCTGAGAGATGAGCGAGCATTTGGAGAAGAGACCTTGGACTTTACGATTCCAGAACTCTTCAATCCAATCGATCCAAAATCTAATCAAGACAAAGATCCAAGCACGAGAATGGCGTGTACAATCTTTTGACCAGTCAATCAGATTATCAGGCTCTTTAGATTGGATCTGACTGAGGACGAAGCGAACAAGCTCGCTAAATCTGCAATGGAATACTGCAAGAGAGAATGAGGATTCACAGGGAATGGGCGATTTAGCTCACTGGGGACAATCTTTACCGTGAAGTGGCGAAATAACGAGGGAAGAAAGCAGTTTGACAAGCCTGAGGTGGTTTATTTTGCTCTTAATCGAGGATCTGAGAAACTCAAGGAGGCACTCAGCAAAGGGCATCTGATTGGGTTTACTTATAACGATGATTGGTTTAGCGACGCTTATGCAGATGCGGTAGTGGATGAAGATGCACATCTAAAGTTCTGAGGGCATAGAACAAACCTTAGTAAACCTGTTCCTTTTGTGCCTCATTATACTACCTGGAATAAAGGATATGAGGTATCAGTCTATGATAACTACTATAACTACTTCAACGAGTACTATATAAAAAGCATAGAAAAGTACTTGGCAAAGGGTATCGATACCAGCTTTTATCTAATCTTGCCTAAAGACTCACTCGGCAATCAAGCTGACAAAAAGATCGAGGAGGCTAAAACCTCTATCGAACAAGAAAAGTCAGCGAATGCACTGCTTGGAGTATTGAGTTCTACACGAGCTTCACTACCAAATCAGCAGAAAGCGATGGCAGAGCTGGCAAAAAGCCTCAGAAGCGACTATCAGAATGCAAGACCGCTAGAGCAGAATCCTAACAAAAAGGTAATGCAAGCGGTAGCTGACTTCCTCAGTTATGGATACAAATATGCAGATGAGGAGAGTAAAGCAGACTTTGCAGAACTAGCGAAGAAACTCAGGAAAAAACGAGGGGTAAAATAGTTTTTATTTATTATTATTGAAAATGAAACTAACACAAAAAGATATTCAAAATTGTATTGCAAAGATCGAATATAGCAAACTAGGTCAAAAGACCGCAGTGTGTCTGATGACACTTAAAAATGGATTTGAGATTGTGACAACAAGTGCATGTATTGATGTAGAAAATTACGATCAGGAAGTTGGGAATAAAATTGCACTAGAAAAAGCGATGGGCAAGTTATGGGAACTGGAAGGATATAGAAACACATAATAAAGGGGTGGAAATGCACCCCTTTGGAGAAAAAATAGTTTTTATTTGAATTTTTAAGCAAAAATGGGAAACAGACCTTACAAAAACTTTGTTAACAAGCGACTCTGAAAGAGAGTTGATTACGATGGGAGCTATGGCTTCCAGTGTGCAGATCTTGCTAAGCAATATATAAGCGAAGCACTAGAATTTGGAAAGATTGGAGCTTTGTGAAATGCAAAGGATATGCCAAAATCTCCCTTCTTTGCGAATCGAGAGAAAATAAAAGGAACAAAAAACCTGATGCAAGGTGACATTATCATAAGTAGCCATGGTCAGTACGGACATGTTGCCGTAGTTGATCATATTCTCAATGGCAAAGTTTATGTCCTCGAACAGAATGGCTCAGGGAAAAATTCGGGCTCAGGTTTAGGGGGGAATGCTATAAGAATTCAGCCCTATAATCTTTCTTTTTACGACACCATTCTCAGGTGCAAAAAGATCTTTGACAATCTCGTACTCGAGAGGAAATTCGTAGCTGAAAAGATTGCAAGACTGGAAAAAGAATGAGGTCAAGAGAATGAGATTAAGATCACTAAGGAATATCTCGCTACTACGAGGTATATCGTTGAATAACAAAAAAACTCAAACAGAAAATACTGAAGTGCAAAATAAAAAGCCTCAACTAAAGAATACTGAAACACAAAATAAAAAAACTCAAAGCGTAAATAATAAAACGCAGCCGTCGCGTCCGCACACAGCGAAGACGGAGCAAGATGTGTCGCATAAAACAAAACCGGAGTCAGATATAAAACCTTCCATTGCAAAAGTTGAACCCGCATCGCATGAGACAAGTGAGATAGTTAAAAAAGCTGGAACACTTTTTTTTGTGTTTGATGATGCAGGGCATAATATATCGCAGCTTGAAAAGTTTTTGGCGTTGCCGTTTCCATGCACGATTGCGGTGCTGCCTGGCTTGCCTCCTTCAAAAGAGGCTGCCCCAAAAAGGGCAGCCT